CCCATATACTAGAAACATTACAAACTTTTCTTGCTGTATAGTCAATTTTTTTGGTACTGACATAATACTTGTAATATATCCCATAATTTGTATATATCAATATAGAAATTATGATAGACGGAAAGACATTTAGACAAGCACTAGAAAAGTTTATGAAAGCCGAAGTTTGTAAGAATGCTAGGATGCAAGTACAATTACCTAACGGACAATTTTATGACATCTCTGCAATAAAACTTCTTGAAAATAAAATTATTGGTAGTAAAGACACTCATAGACTGGTTTTATCTTGTCAAAAACCTACAGAAAGCATGGGCGATCCTATAAAAATTTTGTAGTGGGGTTGGACTAAATAATGCCACACAAAACTGTAGGATTAGAACGTGATTTATATAAAAAACTTAAGAGAGAAATTAAAAGTATATCGTGGATTCGACTTGAAAATAGGGTCTTATTGGGTACTCCTGATCTATTGGCTTACTCTGCTAACGAGCACTTTTTTACATTGGAGTTAAAGAGGACTACATCCAACAAAGTCCAACTCTCCCCGCACCAAGTTTCATTTCATATGAAACATAAAACCAATACCTTTGTGCTTGTAGCTTGTGACCCTAAGCTTGGGTCTTATCGCTTGTACCCTGGTCATCGGATCCTGGAGCTTGTGGCTTGTGGCTTGAAGCTTGAGCCCTTGTGCGCTGGTTGGGATGCTTGTCGCTTGAAGCTTGAGAGCTTGTAAGCTTGCGACCCTGCTTCCTGAGCTCAGCGTAATACTTTGGATGATGGAAAGTGTGGGTCATGTTTTATATACTCCTGGATCAGGCGCTTATGCTTGACGCTTCCGTATTTACGTAAAGGCAGCGCCCGAATCTTTTTTAAAATTTCTTTTTGTTTGTCTGTCATTAGTGTTTACCATAACACACGTTAGGTGTGGACCTGTCCCAGCATGCCCTGCAATCTTTGCATTCGTTGCCCTGGTCCGGTGCCGGACAGGTTCGGGCTTCGGGGGCTGTTGATACTGTGGAAGTCCAGGGCCATTGTTTGACTGGTCCCTGTCCTATCATGTGTGAAGACATTCTAATAATTAAATTTGGCGGAACTGTGTCCGGATCTATATCTTTTAAAAATTGCGCTTCACGGGTTGGCATCCAGTGTTTCGTGTTTGGTGTTTGCTTGCACACTAGAAAAATATTTTTTAGATGCTCCAGACTCTGGATGTCTCCTGAGTCATGCCATCTAAACCAGTCCTGGTCCTTGATCAGTGTTACCATCGCGGTGACCCAGCGCGGGTCTTCAAGTGCTTTCAGGCGGCGTTGCAATGCTGCTTGTACATTCTTGAATCTATATCTCCCCTTCAGGGCATAACAGCCCGCGCACACTGAGCCCGGGACCTTCACCAGCTTAGCGCCAGTCTTACACGCCACGGCCGGCAGGTTGTGCGCTGGTCCGGGCATCTTGGACGGCTTACTCAGGCCGCCTGTTATTTCTCTTGCTTCTTTTTTTAACATAATTAATTCTCCTATAAAATCTTATACTATAAGCTTGTGAGCTTGTCAACTTGCTTGAAAGCTTGACGCCTGGAGCTTGGACCTCTACGGGAGGGCCCACCCCAGGCGCTTGTACTCTTACTGTTCAACAGGTAACCAATTGTCATCCCTGAATACTTTCAGGATCTCGCTGGTATAGATGCTGCCCACTTCGTCGAAGAGTCCAACCTCGGACCCTTTAACGTTGACCAGGATCGTGCTGCGCACGCCCCTGCCTTGCTTCGGGCTCTCCATCACAATGCCTGAGACAGGCGGCTGGGTTCCTAAGTGACTGTGTAAAATCTTATCACCTTTTTTAACTTCCTTGATATTCATTGCTTCTCACTTTCTGTTGTGCTGGCGGTGCACGTTCGCACTTGCCGTCGCAAGCTCTTAAACTAATGACTCGCCAGCTGTTTATAAACTGGTCCATCGACCCTGTACAGCCGTTAGCTAGTATCGGTAACCTACGAGAGAAACAACTAGCACTTCTAGTCGTAGTTTATGTCACGACAGTCAATAGACCAGCTGTAGTTATATCAGGTCCCAGGATATCCCACAAGATAAAAATTAAACTTATCCACAAATAAATTGCTTGACAGCTTGCAGGCTTGATTGTATTGGGCGGGCCCACCCGCTTGAAACCTTGAGCTCATCTGGGCGGGCCCACCCAAAAAAAAACAAAATCCTAGTTTAGAATTAATCTAAACTAGGATTTTTCATCAAGGACAGATGAAACTATAAATTAGGTTGAATTTGATTATTGAATTCTTCTTCAGTAATCGCAATTTCCCTATCTGTCGCTACATTTCGCCAAAAATAATTGAAGAAATATTCACTTGTATTTCTATTCCAATTATATCTTCTTATTTTCTTCCACGCATTTTCTTCGGAAAGAGTTATTGGTTCGTGTAATCTTCCAGATATTTGGTCTATTGCTCTACCCATAAAATCGTCTGCCCAATCATTATAACAATTCATTGAGCAAAAATTTCCACCACCATAGTAGAAATCCGACCTTCTTCTAGTTTGATTAACTCGGTTTTCTTTGGAACCTCTTTTTCTGTCCTTTGTGTCATAAGTATGGCACTTATGAGATTGACAATATTTTAATGCCATTTTCTGTCCTTTCTTGTTATGCAACTTGCAGTTGCGTTTTTATACTGCCAACTGCAAGTTTGCTTTAATTGATATTAAAGTTTTTATAAATTAATATATTATCTTATATAATCCCTTGACTATTAAAGTCAATA